AGGGTCGTAGCCGAAGCTGTCAATGATCCCGGCAGTGAGCTGCGGCGGGAAGCTGGTGTTTGGATTAGAGCGGCGAAACTCGTCTTCAGTGATAACGGCGCCGGTGGTGCGGTTGCGGAGTTCCATGGTGATCAGGCAATAGCGAGGCCGATATAGGTAGCCCCGTTGACGTTGGCGTTAGCCGTAGATTCTTGATTGACGATAAAGCCGCTGTTGTCTGGATCAATCCAATCCAGCGTGGTAATTTCTGCGGCTGTGCTGTTTAGGTAAAGCAGCGGATCGTTGCCGGAGACAATGCCGCGAGCAGTATCGGCCACTAACCAGTTGCCCGTTGAATCTGTCCTCTTTATCAGCACGAACTTCGCACCGGCAGTAAAACCGCAATCAATGGTTTGACTGGTGCCGTTACCTGTAAAACTGAAGCACTTGCTCACGCCGGGGCAGGTGGCGAAGAGGTAGGCGATAAAAGTCGCACCGCTTGCATTCACCCTCGTATATGTTCCAAGAGAAAACGACGTGCTGCCTGGTGTGGTTGAGTTCCAGGCCGTTGTCACTTGATAACCACCAGCTGTATCCTGCAGGAAAGCCAACGCCTCATTTGCTGGGACGGTGTAGCCTATATTTGTAAGATTTTTGTGATATACGCACCAGTCATCTGACGCGCTTCTTTTCTTAACAATCATCAACTCCGGCACCACGCCAAGGTTATGGCTGACGGTGCGTGCTGATCCCGTGCCCGTATAAGCCACCACGTCCATGTAGCCGGGAGCGCGGCGGAAGGAATACTGCACCCGACTCTCACTGGTCATACCTTGACCAGAAAATCCCGTCGGATCATCAAAGTAGAAAAACCCAGTCTGCTCGGCAACCGTGCTTGAACTGTCAAGGTATTTTGATCCGCCAATAAGGCGAGCACTAAAATACCACTCACGAGAGCCTAGACGTGATCTAAGGATCATATGATCCAAGGGGAATCCGACATTTACGTCTTTTCGGCCACTTGATGTTGCCAAAGCTTCTGCATCAAACACCCCCGTGGCATCGGTGGGCGTCTTCATCGGCCCACGGCGGATGGCGATGTAGATGTAGGTGTCATTGAGGTTCACGTTGCCAACCATTTGGAAACCGGCTGCAGACACGTCTATCTCGTTTGAGTTTGAGTTTTCTGCGTTTGAATTATTAGTAGACAGCACAGCGTCATTACCACCTGTTGGGATGCCGCGCATTGTGTCAACAATTTTCCAAGCACTGCTGCCAACAGTCGATTTGTAAACCACCCATTGGGGCTCCCAGCCGAGAGTAACGGCAGTTCCAACTCCACTGCCATTTGTAGTAAAGCTCCCACAGCTCACCACACTGTCATTGCCGCTATCGCCAAACCCGCCAGCGTCGTGCGCGAACAGGTAGGCGACAAATGTCTGACCACTACCATTAGTAGAAAAGTCAGAACCAACACTAAAAACAGTAGAAGTGGGATCCTTTGAATTAAACTCACTGCTTGCACCAATAACGGCGCTGGTTGTATTTAAATACAACTTCCTTGTCCAAGCTGGTGATGCTGCGCTTCTATGCCAAACAGTCCAGTTATCGGAGTAGCTGGTCGGCTTAATAATCACGCATCCTGGCGTTGAACCAAGCGAATGAGCGATATCTTGCGAGGTGCCATTCCCCGTATAAGTCACCACATCAAAGAACTTGGCCGCCTTGCGGAAGGTCCAGGAGGCGTAGGTGGCGGCGTTGGTGTTGTAATCAGTGTCAGCGCCGAGAGAATAACCTGTTGAACTGAAGCTCGTTACGCCAGTCAACTCTTCTAGTTCTCCTGTTGTGCCATTAGACGTAAGAGATTGTGTTGCCCCTCTTGCTGTATCAACAAGTCTGTGATTAGTGGCGCCACTGCGCCCTTTCGTCCAAACCAAACCCCCCTTACCGCTCAGATCAATCCCATTCGTGATCGTCTGCGTGCTGCCGTTGCCGGTATAAAGCCAACTTTGGAAGCATTCCTCAATGTAAACCTTTGGTGCGCTGGCGGATGCAGCGAGTGCTTTGCTGTTCAGCATCAGGCATCACCCACGCGAGCGCCGTACACTTGCGTGCCGACTTTCCACAGCACAATAACCGTGTAACCGGTGGTATTCAGCGTCGGTGCATTGCCGCCGCCTGTCTTCCACACCACGCCACTACCACCGAACGTCGAATCACTCCAGGTCAACGTGTAGGCGCTGCCGTCATCCACCATCAGCGTGACCGATTCACCCGCTGCAAAGTTGGTGGCCTTGGGTGTGCGGTTAGCCCCGAGCGTGATCAGTTGGATGCTGCCGTTGCCAGGGTCGATCTCAAACGCTGCCCCATCAGTGATGGTGAACACGTCCTCAAGGATCGTGCCGATGATGGCTGGATCAGTGAGCGTTTTGTTGGTGAGCGTTTGGGTGCCGGTGAGTGTTACATCACCCGCAGGTAGGCTTGTAAGTGCGCCCCCTTCTATGACGTAACACTTATTTTCGTCTGTGGCGTAACAGATCTCACCCTCTTGCAGGTCAGCGATGCTGCTGTTGAGATTGCTGTAGGTGCCGCGTGCAATGCGGACAGGCGTGCGGGTTGCTGGTGTTGGCATCAGTTGAAGCTCCCGCCGTCGATGGTGCTGCTGGTTGTCACAATGCTACTGCCATTGGCGAAATTGCCACCATCGACGATCACAGCACCGCCTGCCTGTGCCCAGCTAAGCGTGCCTGCTGCGTTGCTCACCAAAGCGTAACCAGCTACGGCCGCATCGGTTGCGGGCAGTGTCCACGTGACATTGCTGGCAACCGTAGCCGGCGCTTGAAATGCAACCCAGTTGCTGCTGTCAGCGTCAGCAAAGCGCAGATCTGACTGGGCGTTAAGCGTTACATCACCAGTCAGACTGCCGCCGGCTTTGGGTAATGCGGCAGCAGCCAGGTCATAGGCTGACTTAACTGATGTACTAGATGCGGCAGTCGTGCTTGATGTTGTGGATGTTGAGTCGCTGATTGCATATATTGATGATCCGCCATTAAAAGCCACACCCTCGCCAGCATCTTGAAAAGTGATGCTGCCTGTCATTGTGCCACCAGCCTTAGGCAATGCCGCTGCTGCAACCGTTCCAGCTAAGTCCGCCAAGTCGTAGGCCGATTTGACTGAATTAGGCGTTGCGGCTTTGGTTGTGCTGGTGCTGCTAGTGGAATCCTCTAGCTGAACCGTGCCAATGACAGTGGTGCTAGCAGCTGTGACTTTGGTGCCGTCGATAGCGGCGCTGGCATTGATGTCTGCATTAACGATGGTGCCGTCAGCGATCATCGTGCTGGTGACAGTGCCAGTGTCGCCAGTGCTGACAAGCGTGGAATCTAGGTAGGTCTTGCTAATTGCTGTGCCCTGCCAAGTGCCAGTACCGATGGTGCCAACGCTTGTCAGGCTGCTGCTAACCACGGCGCTGCCAAGACTGGTGGCATCCAGCACCTTGGTGCCAGCAATGCGGTATTCCTTAGCGCTGGCGATATTAAGATGCTCGCTGAATGTCCACGCATCGGTGGCATCGATCCAGCTAATCGTTTTGTCGGTGGTGCCTTTGAGTGTGACGCCACCACCATCGGCTGTCACATCGGATGGCGTGGTGACCTTGCCAATAACAATGTTCTTATCTTCTACATCTAGCGTCTGAGTATTGATAATCGTTTCGGTGCCGTTGATTGTTAGATCGCCTTGGATGATGACATTGTTATCAAAGGTTGCTGCACCGGTTACATCAAGCGTGCCAGGGATATCGATATTGCTGGCCCACTCAACACCAGTGCCGGCGGCATCGGTTTGCAGCAGCTGGCGCGCTGTGCCATCAGCAAGCTTGCTGACGGCAATTTCAGCATTGCTGGCAATGGAAGCATCTGTGATCGGAAATGCCGGGATCAGACTCCATGGCGTATAGGACAGCGCAGTCCATGCTGAACTGCCATCGCCAATCTTCCACTTGCCGGTATCGGTTTCGTATCCCAGCTCACCGGCCAGCAGTGTTGGATTGTTAAACGTCCAGTTCGCGGCCGTATCGCGGCGCTGCTGCTGGAATGCGAGAACAGTGGTAGTCATGCCGATGCGCCGCCGTTTACGATCAGGATACGGGCAGGAGTGGCGGCAGCGCCACCAGCGTCAAACATGTACTCTCGAGCGGGCGAGCTGGAAGAGCTGGCAGCGTCAAATATCAAATCACTTAGATCAATGGCATAGGTTCTCAGTTCAACCTCAACGCTCCACAGGTCGCAGGATCCATCTGTGATGACTGGTGGCGATGCGTAGCGCCATGCATAATCAGCAATGATTCCGACCGGCGGCGAGTCGTATCCATTCCAAACTTCAACAGGAAGGAAGAAAATCCCATAGGTTCCATCCTGTGCGATGTAATGCGCCTTGATCAGATCTAGGTCAGCCTCACTAATGTTATTGAAAGCCAGCTGCAGCGTTTGCTCAACACGGCGGTTGCCTTGCCGGTAGGCGACCGTGCTGCCGGATAGTGCGACCTGCTGCACCTGCGGCACATTGCCTGGTACATAGGTGCGAGCTGATGGGATGAGAGCAGGAAACGCCATGGCTAAATCGGCACCGTTTCAAGTTCAACCGTGAGGCTGTACCGCCGAGGCGATGCGATGCTCACATCAAAAGCGCCGATATATCGCCATTTGTAGGTGGCCGAGCTGACTGGCGGTGTGGTGTAACCGCCCCATACCTCAGCCGATAGATCGAATGGGATCAGGCTGCCTTCCTGTCCTGCGTAATGATCGAGGATTTGCTGCGCTTCTGATTCCGTCAGATATTCGTAGCCGAGCGTCAACCGTTGCGCGACATAGGCTGAGCCTTGCTTGAAGCGCACCTCACCGCCACTGGTGCCTTTGTAGACCTGCTGAGGGATATCGCCCAAACTGAGCGATCTCGTGCGCGGTGCTAGCGATGGGAATGTGGCCATCAGACGACGGTAAAGCTGCCGTTTAGCACTTCAGTGCTGATGATAGGCACGGTGCTGCCATTGACCGGAAACTGCGCTGCCTCAATGCTGGTAGTGCCATCGGTATTGTGATCGATTGATGTGATCTGGTAATACTCAGTTTCGGCGCGGTTGTCGCCTGCGCTGCTGATCCGTTGCTTTTGCACCCGGATGATATTTGTAGGTATCAGGCCAGTGGTATCGAGCGCTGTCTCGAATTGAATTGAATGCACCGAATAACGGCGTCGCGCTAAGAAGTGCTTGGCGTAGATGATGGCATGGTTGCGGTTTGAGCAGAAGTCAGACATATCAAACTGCTCTACCGGCGCGTCAAGGCTGACGCCGGTGTAACGCACCTGCACGCTTTGCTGCGTGCCGATGGCGTCTGGGTCATTCTTGCGGAATAGGACGGCAACATTCACATCAGACTTCTCTGCTGCGCTTACGTATGTCTTGCTGTAGCTGCCCGGCAGGATCTCATCCTCCGTAAACGTAGCCGCAGGAGATAGCGTTGCAGTGCTTATCTGATTGCTGCCATTCAAAGGCAGGACAGGAGCAAAGCGATATTGCCCGCCAGTCGAGATGAACGACAGAAGGAAAAATGGCGCCGTCTCGCTGAGCAGTTCAATGATGTTCACTGATTCAGCGATGATGCCGTTGAAATGCAGGCTGTAGTTATTGCAGAACGTCGCCAGCGTCGGCATGTTTGTGGTGAGGATCGGCCGCGATACATCCGGTGTTGTGCCAGCTGCTTGCCGCTTGAAGCTGGTGAATAGGTACATAGCCAGATCCACCAGCTGATTGCTGGCGCCTTGCGTACTGCCTGCTGCATCCACGCTGTAGAGCGCGACTCGAATCCCTTGCTCGTAGTAGATCGACAGTTGCCGCGTTGTCGTTGGATAGGATCCAGCTTCCGGTGGATCGTAGATATCACCTACCACCTTCAGGAAAGTGATGTCCGCATACGAAGAGTTATCAGCGGTTGGGGTGCTAGCTGGGTTTGGGTATTTGCTAATGACATACTCAGTCTGCACACCGGTTAAAGTGCCTGTGCTGGCTGGGTTGGCCAAGTAAAACTGATTATTCACTCCAACAACCGTCCGTTTTAACGTGACACTGCCGGAGGAGAAAGGCAGCCAGAAAGCCGACGGATTGAAATAGCCAACCCCGTAGTTGGGATTATCGATTAGATCTAGTGGCGTATCAACCAACCCGCAACCGTAGGCTGCTACTCCAGTTTGGTTTATCGCAAATTGTGTATTGGATGGGAGCCCGGCTGCCGCAAAGTATGCGGCCGAGATGTCCGCGCCGCTTACATTATCAAAGACCTGAATCGTGTAAAGAATAACAGAGTTTGAGGTGTCGCCAGTACCTCTCGCAACTGTACGGATTCCGCCATACAAGCCAGTGAACCAATCCTCGCGAACGGTTGATTCACCTGAAGCAGGTAGAACCTCTGTCACATACGAATAGGTTTCATTTCCGCAATACAACCCCGCGCCGAGAATGGGGCACGTACCAGGTGAGGCCGCAAGCGTGGCCGCGCTGTTGTAGATATTGCTGATCGTGATCGTCTGATCAGCAAGAAATGCCATGCAGCGCAGCCCCACCCATGTGCGGTGCTTGACAGGGCTGCTGACAATTTCACCTTGGCTCACAGGGAACAGAAAGCTGCCCTTGAAAAAGTAGGAGCCAGCCTTTACCAGCGATGGCTGAATCCATACGCCGCCGCTATTGCTTACGCGCTTGCCGAACAGAATCGGCACCGTTTCGCCTGCAACAGCAATCCGCTGCTCAGCACCAAGATCAGCGGCTGGTGTCTTGCGATTGCCAGGTGAGCGGTCTTTGTTTGTGCTCGATTGATTCGGTGACGCTTTCGGGGCGGGAAATGCACATGTTTCTTGAGTCGTATTGACGACTGGCTGAATCTGTCTGAGGCGTGCCTTTACCGAAGGTGAAAGCCTTTGCGCCTTGACGGATGGCGAGACCCGTTGCGCCTCAACAGAAGGTGGCAATCTTTGCGCCTTAACTGATGGCGACATCCTTTGGGCGCTTTGGGATGGTGTTAAGCGATTCATTGTTCATTCTCCTTGCATTGGCTCAATACTGCAGCCAATGCCATAGGAGGCAGCACTGCCACACATTCATCAATACACTGCACGCCTTCTAACTGCGTGCCATCAGCAGCGAGATAGATGCGGCAATTATCCTCAACAGCCAGCGTGACGCCTTCATGGGTGCAACCATCAGCGCATTGCACCTTCATGTTCATGGCAACCAAAATCCTGCTCATCGTCCCGTGAACCTCCCGATCAGATCAGATGCCACTTTGCGTGTGGGTATCTGTGGTTTTGTTTTGTCAATCATTGGGCTGACAGTCCATGTCACAGAGTTGTCATCAACCTGTGCACCATCAATGCCGCCAATGTAACGGCTGATCAGCTGGGCACTGCCAGGATCAAGGCTGTCCATGCCTGCATCCTGCAGATAGAGCGAGGCAATAACTAGGCGATTCGTGCCAATGGCTGCATCCGTGAGATCAACCACGTCGCCAGTAGCTGCGATTTCAACTGAAAGATTGCCGATGCTGTTGGCAGCACGCAGGGAAAAACCTGATGCTGTGAATGGGATGTAGAAGAAATCACCTTGCACGTCGCTATCGATCAAAGACATATCCTGTGGCACTTGATAGAAATTCTGCCAGCGGCGTGTTGGCGAGCGCTTGCTTGCAACGTAGACGCTATTTCGGTCTGCGTAGTATTCAAGGAAGCAAATCAAATCGTATTGATCAGCCATTACGCCAGCCCCAGTGAACGCCGAACAGTGCTGTCACCAGCCAATAGGCTCAGGGTTTGATTGACGCCAGCCTGCACCGCTGCAGTCAGATCTTCAGTGGTGACAAAGTTCGCACCGTTCATCTGCATGACGGGCCCGGTTTGAATGCTGACGTTTGCGCCAGTAGGCACCACCATGCCGCCCTCAGCAAATCGCGGGATTGCAGCCGGGCCACGCACACCAGCCATCCAATTGGCAGCAAACGCGCCAGCCTTGGATTGCGGCACGATGTATTCAGGCTCGCCACCTTCACCAACCATGGCCAAAGTCGGGCCGCTCACAACGCCACCGTCGGCAAAGCGAGGGACGCTGGGCATTGGCAACTGTGGGATCTGTGGCAGCCGCAACCTGGCAAGTGCAGCATTCGCGCCGCGGATGATGCCATTGATCGCGTTCACCACGCTGCCGATGGCAGTGCCGATGCCATTCAAGATCTGATTCACAATGCCGCGAACGGCTGTGAATGCCGCTTGAAATGGTGCCGTGATCGCCTGCGTTACAGCCTTAAACGTGTTGGCAATGCTCTGCACGAGCTGGGTGATTACTTGATTCAGTGGCTGCACAAAGCTGGTATTCACAAATTGCACAACAGCCTTGAATCCCGCCACTACGGGATCAATAAAGATGACCTTAAAGTTTTTAGCCGCAAGTGACAGCACTTGTCCAATTGCTTGAAACGCTTGCCCGATTTGATCCCTGAAGGCATAGATCGCAACGCCAGCAGCAGCAGCCAGCGCAACCCACCCCACCGGGCCAGTAAATACACCGATCAAGATCTGGCCCAGCGTACCCAGGCCAGCCACTAGCGGGCCAATCGCACCAGCCCAGCCGGCAATCAATGCCGGGATAGCAGCCATGGCGGCACTGATGCCAGCCAGCAATGGGCCGATGGCTGTGAACACCGTGATCACTGCTGTGATCGCAGGTGCCAATGCAATGAATGCAACTGTGAGTGCAGCTGCGCCGGCCACAAATCCCTGCTGCTGTGGCGTCAACGTTGCAAACCACTGGCCAATCTGCCCCAAGATTGCCAAGAATCCTGAGATCACAGGGATCGCCGCTTGAATCGCACCAGGCAACGCCGCGCCGAGTTGCTGCGCTAGTTGCGTGATATACGGCAAAGCGGCCGTGATCGCTTGATTGAAAGGCCCGGCCAGTTCACGCATGATCATGTTGATCGCGTCATTGAACTGATCAGCAGCCTGCGCCATCTCAGTGGTTACGGTTGCCGAATACTGGCTGATGGCCTCGCGACCACCGTTCAACATCGGGATCAGGTTGGCGCCTGATTTGCCGAATATCTGCATTGCCAGCGCAGTCTTCTCAGCGCCATCTGGCAGCTTTGAAAACTTGTCTGCAAGATCGAGCATGATCTCATCGACACTGCGAATCTTGCCTCTTGCATCCGTCGAGCTGATGCCAATCGATCTAAGCGCTTCATTGGCCTGTGACGCTGGATCCACGATCCCCTTAGCCAGCTTGCCCATTGCCTTGCCGACTTCATCCAAGCTGCTGCCAGCATCCTCTGCTGCTGCGCCAAATTTGCTAAGCGATTCAACGCCTACGCCAGTGCGCTGGCTGAGATCGTTGATATTGTCAGCGCGATCAATAGCTTGCTTGCCAAGCACTGCAAGGCCGCCAACAGCAGCGGCGCCCAGTCCTGCCATTACACCGGCAGCATTCTTGGCCATACCGCCAAGCTTGCTGAATGCATTGCTTAAACCAGTGGTTTGGTTGTTCGCCTTATCAAGCGAACGGGTCAAACCATCAATCTGGGCCAGACCGTCAACCTTTGCCCTGATGGTCAGGGCCGTTGTCATGTCCAGCGCCATGGCTATTTCTTGCGCTTGTTGACCGCTCCCACCACTGTAGCCTCCATGATCTGAAGGTCACCTAGAACGTCAACCGGATCAGCGATCTGCAGCAGATCAAACACCCAGCGCACAGCGCCATAGTCCAATCCGATCAGCGTGCCTGAATCGGTGCGCCATTGCGTTTGCACCTTGAGGAACACGCGCACGGCTGGCCATGCGTCTGGTTCAACCTCGAAATTAACGGCCGCCTTGCTCGGTGGTGGTTCGATGCCGAGCACAGCTGCATCCTTTGCTGTGTCGTCAACTTCCATGCCGCCTAGCCAATGCTCAGCGGCCCCGATCAGTTTTTTCTCTTCTGCTCCACCAGCGATTCAAAGTAGGCAGCCACCAGTGCGCCGGCCATCATCGGCACATCCAATAGCTGAGCCTTCACCGCATTGCTGAATGGCACGGGCTCGCCATCGCCATCCACGATGCCATCCCAACCCACGAGGATCTCATCGGCAATGCTCTGATCGCTGACGCCTTCGCCCGTATCCTCGCCCTTTTCGTTGGCCTTGACGCGCACCTGCACCTCGCGCTGGATCTCATTGATGCGGCTTTGTGGCAGCCGCTTGAACTCAGCATCAAATGTCTGCCGCTCTCGTTTCCCACCATTGGCCGGCAGCTTAATGCTCACCGGCCAGGTGTAGGAGTCCGACTGCTTAAGGACAAATGCCACGCGGATCAGGTAAAGACGATCTCCATCTCATCATTGCCTGAATCGGTCGGCGTGGCAATGTACGGCAGCGTCAGCATCTGGATGCCATCCTCATCGCTGTAGGACGGGTTGCCGATATCGATCTGATCAGCGGTAAAGGTCACGATATTGCCGGCGGTCTGGCCGTGCTGGAAGGTCAGGTTTCCAGTGGCGTTGCCGGTGGCATCGTTGAAGAAATTGTGAGCGCTGACCGAGACAGCCTCAATCATCACCTCACCAGCAGGGGCGCGGTTGGTGATGATCACCTCTTTCGTGCAGCCCACCAGCTCGCGATAGACCAGCTCATTGGCCAGTTCCATCGTGAAGCTCTGCAGGCAGCCGGCATAGCTGAACACCTCAAAGCCAGTGGTGTTGCCCTGTTTGAACACCACCGGGTCAGCCTGATTGGCGTAGGTCGGGCTGCTGATGGCCGATGCAGTCGGTGCGTTATAGATGCCCGTGAACTCAAAGGCGATGGTGGGAATCTCGCCCACGGTGCAGTTCAGCGAGAAGGTGCCGCGGCAGCCAGTCGCCTTATGCAGCACGCCATCGTTGTTGAAATAGATAGTGACCGAGCCGGGCGAAGCGTTGCTATTCGGCGTGTAGGTCACGCTCGTGCTGGCCGATACGGTCTCGGTGAAGGAGCAAGCTTTGAGCAGCGGGCCATAGGCCGGTGCAGTGCCAGCGGTGCCAGAACCTGCAAGCTCAACCTCAAAATTGATCAGTACACGAGTCTGCGCCAGCAGCTGCTCGGATTGGCCGAGGTAAGGGCGGATCAGCTCACGGCTAACGGTGTCAGCCTCGAGCGGTGTCACCTCGATATTGCGCACCAGGATGGCGTTGGCGCCAACAGTTGGCGTAGGGTCAACACCGTAAGTAGTCTCGATTTCGGCCAGCAGCAGCTGGCGGCGGGAAAGCAGCGGCATGGCTTGGCCGGATGAGATCTTTCACACCATCGTAGCCGGATCAGCTGATAGTTAAATTGGTGACAGAGGTGCGATAACGCACGAGATATTCACAGCCAATCACGCCAGCAGGCTGATCCGCTTCGATCATGTCGAAACTGACTGACTGAGGCTGCACATCGATGGCATAACCGCCCAGCGTGAGATCCGCCATGATCTTGCTGTGCAGGCTTTCGATGATCGGATCAGCGGTCTGATCCGGCACGGTGCCGCGCACGATCACCGCGATCCGTACCGTCAGGCTCCAATCCAGCGTGGGCAGGCTGGTGTTTTGCTGCGCCGTATCGGATACGGGCTCGATCACGATGGCCGGGCTTTCGCCGCGGCTCAGCGGTTCCACCCTGCTGCGGTAGATCCGCGTGCTCACGCCCGTGGTGCCAGTGAGCGCAGTGCGGATCGCGGTCAGTACCTGTTCGCGTTTGGTGGTCATCGTTAGGCGGAGGCGACTTGCACCACTGTGCAGATGATGCCAGGAATAGCGGGATGTGCCGGGCTGGCTTCTGCAGCCTCAGCGTGGATATAGGCGGCGACGTTAGTCGTCATCCACATCAGCTCGATGTAGTCGTTTGCTGCCAAGCCCAGAACGAAGTTGACCGTGCCGATCACGTTGCCAGCAATGCCGCCATGGCTTGAGATGATGCTGAAGCGGCTGTCGCTGTCAGGCACATTACCGGCAGCGCCGGCATTGTTCTTGCGTAGCCACACGTTGATGTCGTGGATCGAGCTGTCGGTATTGCTGAACTGAATCGAGAAGGTGAAGCTGTAAATGCCTGGATAATCGACCGTGATGCGGCCATCAGAGATGACCCTGATCCCGCGGCTTGCCGTGTCAACCTGCCGCAGCTTGATCGAATATGCCGTGTTGATCGCAGCTGCAACCTGTGAGGTGCTATCCCAGAAAGATCCCCAGTAACCAGGGCAGCCGTGATACGGCAGACTCACCCATGGTGATCTGCCATTGCCGATCTTCAGGTTCTGTGTGTCGCTCTCAAGGCCGAACTCGCCTGCCGTCAGCACAGGATTCAGCGCTGTCCACTGGCTGCGTGTGTTGACCTTGATAGGACCGCTCATGTCTTTTGCAATCCGAGTTGCACAAACTTTCCGTCATCCATCAGCATGGCCTCTCTGACGGTATAAGCAGCCCCATCCACAGTGATCGAATCGCCGCGGATGAGACTGCCGAAATTTGAGGTTCTGGCCGTCAGCGTGTAGTCGGTGCTGAGCACCATCCCATCGCTAACGATCTGGCTTGGCATGTCCAGGATTCCCTTCGCAGTAACGGCGCCAGCAGTGCAGCTGACGCCGAAGTCTGCGAGGAACACATCCAGATCCTCAGTGAATGCCATGCTCAGCTGTACTTCTTGGAGCCGAGAGCCTGAACCGATACGGCGCCGGTGCCGGTGCCGCCGGAGACAGTGAAGAGTACGCGAACGTAACGACGGAGATCGTTGCTGTTCAGGTAGATCTTCTCGCGGAATGCGGTGTTAGCAGCAGCAGCAGTGAAGCCGCCACCGGTCACATCTGCGAAATCGCCGGAAGTGGTGGTGTTGCTGTGCTGGATCTTGGCGGTCAGGGTGACGCCAGAGCCGGCAGCAGCAGCATCGATGATGAAGGCAACGTCGCCCTCATAATCCACGAGATCAACGTTGGCGGGGGTGCCAGCGCCGGTGGATCCCACCACTGCGTTGTTGTGAACTGAGAGCAGATCGGTTTTCGATCCGAGGTTGTGGATGGTCATGATTTTGCCCTCCGTCTGGGGGTAGTTGGTTTTGGTGCAGGCTGAGCGATAACCTCAACCGCTTCTGCCACTGAGGCAACAGCCTCAACGGCTTTGCCGATACCGATCAGGAGCTTGGCGTCAGAGGGGGAAGCCTCTAGGACTTCCCCGATCTTCACCACTCGGCCCGAAAGCATCGTCTGCCGTAGGACCTTGATCAACATGATCAGAGGGTGTCGTTGCCGCGGCTGAAGGATTCAGGGTGACGGACGGCGATGTCCACATCCTGCATAGCCACCACGCGAACGGTGCCGGAAGTGCTGTTGGTGTAGGGGTCCACCATCAGATCGAGGCCAGAGAAGTAGCCGATGATCAGGTCAGCGAAGTTGCCGAACCACAGATCGCCGGTAGCAACCTGATTGGAGAGCACGCCGGTGTAACCGTTGACCTCGTTGCCTTCCATGATGAACATGCCGGAGCCGGCATCTTTCTTGGCGGTCTTGAGGCCGCCGCGCATTGCAGCGTTCATCAGGTAGACGGGGTTGCCCAGCAGCGCGTTGGCGGTAGCCACGTCGCTCTCCAGTGCCACCACTTCCTCAAAGGTGGGGGTAGCAGCAGCGAAGTTCTCGGTGCCGATGCCGGTGGTGAGCTTCAGTCCGAGGGGCTCACCGTTGGAGCCAGTGCCATAGAGGCCAGCCAGGTCGATCTTCAGTGCAAGCACACGAGCCAGGTCGGTGCGCACCATGTTCTCCACATCAATGGAGGACTGGATCATCAGGCGGCGGCTGTAGTCGGTGAAGGCAGCCACGGTCTTAGGAGTCAGGCTCACCTGATCCACGGTCTGCTGCGACTCGTTGGGGGCGCCAGACTCAGCAACCCAGTAGGCAGTGCCAGCGCCGGATTGACGGGGGATTGCCACGTTGCCGGTGAGGCCGGTCAGCACGGTGGCGCCAGCCTGATCCAGAGCGGAGGCATTGCGCAGCAGATCGATGAAGCTGCCAGCGTCCAGCTCGGTAGCAACCAGGTTGCCGCCAGCGGTAGCAGCGCCCACGTTCAGGTCACGGCGCAGCACATCCTGGGGGATGGTGATGCCGCGGGACTGCCGGCCGAGCTTGGCGGCAGCAGCCTCAGATGCTTCAATCTCGAACGCAGCAGCCTCACGGGCCGAGCGGTCGGTGGGGTTTGCCAGATAGTTGATGGCACGCATGAAGGAGAAGCTGCGGCTCTCCTGCGCGGTCAGGCCGATTTCAGCGGCGCTCATAGTCACGGGCTCCTGTTTGATGTCGAGGTTGTCGAGCACAGCAGCGCGAGCATCGTCGATAGAACGACCAGACTCGATCAGCTGGCGGCCGAGATCGGCCATGCCGTGCTTGTCGCACAGCGCGTTAATGCCAGCGATGCGGGAGCGCTCAGCCTCGGCGGCTTCGGCCCGCACCACTGCCAGATCAGGGGTGGTGGTTTCCATTGCAGGAATGGGATCAGGTGTAGGTGCTGCCGAGGCAGCTTGCTCGGCCTCCAAGCTTCGGCCGATACCGACGCCGGGGTCAGCCGGCACCGATACAACGGAAACTTCATAAGGAGACCAGGCAGTAGCAACAAAGTCGCCACTGCCGCGCTCTTCCATTTTGTCGATGGAGTAGCCAAAGGAGACATTGCGAAGAACGCCATCCTTCACATCACTCAGGATTTCCTGAGCGAAAGGATTGCGGCTGAACCGCACACGTGCATAACCGCGACGACGTTTGCCGTCGATGTATGCACGCTCCACAACGCCGATCACTCGATCAGGGTTGTGGTTGAACAGGAGCGGCGCTCCATCGTTGAGGCGGCTGAGATCAGCGGCCTCGCCTTCATGGCTCAGAATCTCATTGCCGAAATAACGGGCAACAGGAAACTCAGAGCTAAACGGAAACTCATAGGTGCGATCCTCAACCTCATCGAAGGTTGTGAGCTCTGCACGCTGGTGGCGGCCAAGGCCAGGCATTGCCCGCTCCTCACCCGTTGCCTCCTCAAACATGATCGGATCCATCTCGTGCTCGCTCAGCCAAGTGCGAGCCTCATCAGTGGTGAACTGCTGAGCATCAAACCGCACCGCCTGGATCTCGCTCTCGCCTTCCTTAATTCCGTAGATGAAATCGATGCCATCACCGCCGGCATCATTCTCGCGACGCAGTTCGTCGTACTGATCGGGATCAGTCAACCTGGCTGCGTGCTCATTTGGATAAGGCCGCGCCTCTTCCATTTGTCTACCCTGCAATGCCTTAATTGTATCCGGCTCAATCGGTGCCATCAGTCTTCGGACCCTTCGAGCGGATCCTCTAGCACTGACTCCTCTTCGTACTCTTCCTCTTCATCCATCGGCAGCTCCGTATCCTCAAACGCCGGCTCGCCGCCCATCGTCACAGCAGGCTGTGATCCACCGCCAGCGTTGACCTCGCTCGGATCGGTATCGAGCACGATGTCCATCTCATCGAGCATCGCCAGCTCCGCCTGACGGGCAAGCAGCACATCATCGAGATCGCCGCCCTGCTCGCTGATCACTTGGCCCAGCGTCTTGAAGCCGCAACGCACAGCATCCTTATAGGCGTTCACCTCACGCTGCGGGTCCACCCATTCCCAGCTGCGGGGGATCCAGCGGCTGGCGCGGTAGCGGTCAGGGTTGGTCTCATATGCAGGCAGATTCAGCTCACCGCTCAGCACCGCCATATCGAGCCAGTTCTCGTAGACGATCTGATGGAAGTTCTCAATAAAGAACCGCTGCAGCACCTTGTACGTGTCGCGCTCTTCCAGCAGGCTCAGCCGGCTGCTGCTGTAGTTGCTCTCTGAGAAGTTCTTGCTGATGCTCTCAAAGCTGACGCCAACGCCAGCCGCCACAGCACGCAGCATCGAACGGGTGAATGGCTCCAGCTGCCCATCGGGTGCATTCAGATCCGGCACGGTCACGCTCTCGCCCGGCGCCAGATACTTGAACACGCCAGGACTGAACTCACTCACGCGCTCGCCCTCATAGATCTCATCACCGATCAGCTCACCCTCAGGCGATTGGATGAATCCCATCAGTGCGCTGCTGGCACGGGCACGCACCACCTCGGCCTCTTCATAGCCCTGCAGCATGTGCAGCCGCATCAGCGCCGATGCAAACCATGTAACGCCGCGCGTCTGCGATGGGCGCTCCGGCAGGAAAAGGTGAATGACCTCATCAGCAGGAACCCGGATCCGTCGGCCATTCGTCCGCGGATTGCCCGCATACGTGTCACCCGGATGGTTGGCATAGAAGTGATACGCCTGCGGCCGCAGGTAGCTATCCACCTCGATGCCCATCCGCACCGTGTTACCGGCCGCGGCCTGCGGAATATCGTCGTCGATCAGGTAATCAGATTCCAGCACCTGCAGCGCGAACGGCACGCGCGAACCGCCGAATGGCTGGCGGATCATCCGCACAAACACCTCGCCGCTCTCCGCCAGGCTGCGGCATAGCAGCCGCTCCATATCGTGGAAGCCCAGCAGGCCGCTTACATCACAGCGGCTCTTGTGCATCCACTTCTCCCATGCCTCATGGATCTGGCCGTTAATCGCCTGATCCAGTCGCCCGCCACGCTGCATCCGCACCTGTGACTGGTGCTTGATGCCGTGCCCGATCACATTGTTCTGAATGCTGCGTAATGCCTGCCGCGCATAGTCGTTGTCACGGCACAGCTGCCGCGCACGATTGCGTAGCGCCTTGAAGCTGCTCTTGATCTCGCTGTCAGCACTGGTGCCGCTTGTCACCCAGTCAGCCGTCAGCCTGCTGACACGCGCACCCTGATACGCCCGCGCACGTGGCCGCGTCGGCTCAAATCCCATCGCCTTGAATAGCCGCGTCCGCAATCCCATCAGAACCTCACGAATAGGTTGTGCGGATTGCCCAAGCCGTTGGCGATTAGATCCGCCATCTGCTCGCGCTTCACCTCAGCCTTCAGCCTACTTTCACGCTCCATCAGCTCGCCCAGATCCAGCTTGGTAAAGCTGCGGCTGCCGATGGTGTACTGCTTAGCGCCGCCGCTAACAATCGCGCGGATCGCAGCCTGCACTGCATCCAAATCAATCTGCGCCTGCGTGCGCCCATCAAATGCACCGGGTGTGCCCGCATAGGACAGCGCCGCATCCACCGTCAGCTGCCCGGCGCCCAGCGTCACCTTCTCACTGCCGGCAGTAGCAATCGCCTGCCAATACCACTGCCCCGCATCGAATGCCGTGCTGGTGCTAGCGGCGATGGTGAACTCCCACCCAGTGCCATACGCGGTGCCCGTTACCGTGGCGCCCTCGCTAGCCGTATTGGTGCGCAGGTAGTAGGTCAGCGTCCACGTCGCGCTGCTGATCTCATTGCCCAGATTGTCGACGCCCGCAACGTCGCGCCACTTCACCGTGTCGCCTGCCCTGATTGTCGCGGGGATGTTCACGGCCTACCAGTTGCTGACGAATCCAGGCCCAACCGCAGCGGGCGGCTGTTGCTTCCTCGATCTTAGCGGTGCTTTCTTGCCCTCCTCCAACTGCACTCTCAACTGTTCCCACATCGTCGCCTTATTCATTCGCCGCCCATAGATCAACATCGCCGCGTAGCCATATACCGCACAATCGAGCGCTTCATTGCGATCCCCTGCTTTCTTCACCCACTCCCTGATCGGAAAGCCCCGGTGATATCGCAACGCTTGGCGCTCGCTCGTGAGCTGGCGGTAGTACTCATCATCAGCAGCGAGGCCGAAGTTCAATCCGCCGGTGGTCTCGTTATGGCGCAGCCGCCCGAACAACGTCGTCTTGATCGTGTCGGTGCCCAGCTGATATAGCGTCACGCCGCGCTTGATCACCTTGCCGCGCCAGTTCACATCCACCTTGCTGCCCTTACCAACCGCCGGGCTGTTGCGCCTGCTGCTGCCCTTGATCGCCACCACACCACGCGACCCGCGATCACGCACGTACCGGTACACCTCATGCGTGCAGTGGCCGCCAGAGTCCACCGCCACCTGCGCCAGCTTCAGGTGCTTCCCGCCCTCCGTCTCCCATTCAGTCGCGAGCACGTGATCCAGCTGCTCCCATACCTCCGTCTGCGTCGGGTCGCCCATCAGCTCCTGATGCCACACCAGCCAGCCCGTCTCACCCTCGCCCCATCCCCACACGCTCACCGCTAGTCGGTTGTCCTGCACGTCCACGCCACCGGTCAGCAGCACCACGCCAGCAGGGCATGTACCAGGTTTGTAATCCAACCGCCGGGCCAGCAATCCATCGGCGCTCACCTTGGCTGCGTAGTCCTCCTCCCATGTCTCCGCCAGTCGCGTGTTGACGAAGCTCTTCAACGCAGGCGCATCGCCCTTGGCCCGCAGGAAATCATCCACCAGCTGCTCCCAGCTGCACCATCCCAGCGGGCTGTAGAGCCCCGACAAATGGAACCCAGCCGTGCGCCCATTGCTCGGTGCTGTCGCACGCCACTCACCGCCGCGCAGCATGGCCGGCTTATGCATCTCCTCGAATCGTTCGCCGCAGTGCTCGCACTGATATCGCGCAGTCTCCGGCTGGCCATCGGCCCACTTCAGCTGACCCCACTTCAACCACTCCATCGCGCCACATGATGGGCATGGCACATAGAACCGCCGCTGATCGCTGCGCTGATACTCAGCCTCGATCCGTGAGAAGTCCTTCACGGTCGGGGTACTGGTGAGCAGGATCTTGCGCCGTGCAAATGTCGTCGTCCGCCGCTCCGCCAAACTCACCGGGTCGCCTTCCCCATCCACATCAGCAGGGAAGCCGTCGACCTCATCACAGAATAAATACCTACACGGTGCAGAGCGCAGCCCGGTGGCGCTGTTCGCCCCGGTCAGCAGCATGATCCCGCCGCTGAACTCCTTGCTAAACATCGTGTTGCCAGAGTCTCGCGCTCTGGCCGGCGCGATCTTGGCCGCCAAGCATGGCGTCTCCGTGATCATGCTTTCGAGCCGTTGCTTGCTCAGCCGCTTCGCCATCTCCACCGTCGGCTGCACGCACAGCATCGGGCCCGGCGCATGGTCGATCACATACCCCAGCCAGTTGCTGCCTGCCTCCGTCTTGCCCGTCTGCGCCGCAAACATCATCACCACCCTTTGAACAGGGCTCTCGCTACTTAAACAATCCATGGGTTCCCTTAAATAAGGCGTCCGATCCGTGCGCCACGGCCCCGGCTCCGCACTCGCCTTACTGCTCAGCTTGCGATAGCGATCCGCCCACTCGCTCACCGTCAGCGGCGTTTCAGGCCGCAGCCCGTCCAGGAACCCATCACGCCATGCATCAGCCATCACACAGCTCCACAAGCGCTGCACGGTGCTCCTGCGTCAGCACCTGATGGATCCGCACCGGGTCCGTCTCACCAGCCAACTGATGGCTCAATCGATCCGCCAAATTCGCCAGCGCCTCACGCACACTCCGGCCCATCTTGAACGCTTCCTTTTTCACCTCATCAGCAGGCACCAGCTCGCCCCTCTGCTGCGTCACCTGCAGCTTCGCTAGCTCCGCCTGATAGTGCTCCCGCCGCGCCCTGCTCTCATTCAGATCAGGGATCGCATCATCCGGCAGCCCCTCCACACGCCGCTTCAGCTCCGCTGCATCACGCGGTGGTGGTGACTCAATCGGATCGCCCCGGCTCACCTTGCTGACGTTGTTGATCGCTGTGTTCTTGTTCCACAGCTCTAAAGCCAGATCGCGATCCAGCCATCGCCTGCCATCCTTCTCCACCACAGCAGCAGCAATCCTGCTCTTGGTCGCATGGGTCACAGCGCCCTTACTGCATCCCCTGATCGCTGCAAACTCAGCGAACGTAACCAGCACAAAGTTGAATCGTTCTAGCGTTAAGTTAAACCCCGCTAAACCGCCCTAAACTGTCTTAAGGGAGTCTCATTTGCGTCTCAATATGAGATCCCTTGCGCCGCAAGGATTTAGGGGCCCTCACCGCTGGCGCTAGCGAAAGCGTGCGCGAACGAACGACC